AGGTCTTCAACTTTTTCTTTATCTTTTTCGTCTTCGTTTTTTACCTTTTTGTTTTTAACGTCTTCATCTTCTTTTTTGTCTTCATTTTTGACTTTTTTGTTATTGGCTGTGCCTGCTTCTGATTTGTCATAGCCGATACGCTCCATTTTTCCTATTGCGGTTCTGATTACTTCATCATCACAACCTGCGGATTTCATAATCCCTGCAACTTCGTCGATAAGTTTTCTTTTATCGACATCTTCGTTTTTAACTTCGTCTTTTTTTTCTTCATCTTTGCTGTTTTTAACAAATGCCATTTGTAGCAAAGGTTCAAAAAAAGCCTTTACTAAGTCTTTTGTTTTAATGTTTTCTTCCATTGGATTATTTTCCTTTCGTTTTGTGTAATTTTGTATGCAAATAACCGCCCTAAAATAAGAGCGGTTAAAGGGTATTTATTTTTGTTTATTCGCCTATGATTAACTCAGCAATAGCGTTTAAAATTGTATCGGTTAGGGAGTTTTGGGCTTTGGTGTCGTCTTCTAAATTTTTGCTTAAATCCTGATAAAATTTTGTTAACTTTTCTTCATTTCTGAAATCTTCGATATTATCAAATCCGTAAAGGTCTGCTAGTTTTTGCTCTGCTTTTTCCCAGTCATTATCCTTTTTAAAACCTTTTAATATTGTTGAGTAACCTTTGTTCAATTTTTTTTCAAGTTCTCTATAATATTCCGCTTCTTCATCTTGGGGGATGCTGAAATTATCGGTCAGAACATCGGTTAAGGCTCTGTCAATCAATTCTTCCTGTGCTTTTAAGTCATCTTCATTAATTCCCTGTAAATTGTAATATTCCATAGCATCAAAAGAAACATCTGTTTTTAAATTATCATCTGTTTTTAATTGTTCAAGCTTGTCTTGTAATTTTTTACTTTTTTTTAGATGTTTTTTGACGTAATCTTTTGTTTCTCCCAACGCTCCAGCCAGAATTGTATATGCTTCTTCTCTCTTTTGGTTTTTCCTTTTTTGGTCTTCAACGTGTTTGTTTGCAAATTCTTTTATACCGTCTTTTTTAGATAAACCTTTACGAATAGGTATTTTAGCACCGTCTTTTGTTGTTATCCAACTGCCTATTTCATCATTATTAAGCCAGTTTGTTACTTTGTTTTTTGAATTAAACACAATATTAGCACCTTCATAGCGTGGATTATCAACAAGTGCTAAGTGATTAAATTCACCGTCTAAGAACTCAATATCATAAGGTATGTTGTTTTCCTTACCGCCTGAATTATCCGCTTTTGTAAAGTCATAAGCGCAGGAAACAGACCAACCGTTATTAATTAAATTAATTGCTTCATTATCAAAAATTATGCCGTCGCACCAATACCAACCGTCTTCGGGATTAAACCAAACATTATTAACAATACCGACTTTGTCTTTATCTTCTATTTTATCTTTATGGTTTATGGTTACGGGTTTGCTTCTTAGTGTCCATACAAATTTATCAAGGTTTTCTTTTTTAATTAATGCGTTGCCGAATTGCCCGGGGTAACCTGCTAAACCGGGTTGAATAAAACGGCTTTTAAAGTGTCTCCCTTTGGTCAAATCGTCTGTATCGGTTAAGGTAATTATCGCATTGTTTACTTTTGAATATTGAAGTTGTGGCATTGATTAATTTTCCTGTTAATGTTTTTTCGTTTTTGATTTTATTTCGTCTGTTTTGAAGTTCTGCTAGTGTCGGGACAACTATTTCCATATGACATAAACAATTTTTTATGATATAATTGTGGTATAAATACCAATTATTCACATTTTCGAGGTTAAAAATATGATTATTAAATTCACGGCTAGTTTTATCGACCACTGTATCAAACTCAATATTAAAGGATTGAATTTGTTTGAAATCGCCGAGCAATTCGGCATCAACGGAAGTTATCTTGGTGCCTGCATGCGTAAATACGGGCATAACGTCATCCGTCATAAACGTATTGGCAATAAGTATAAACAACTCCCAAATAAAACGATAAAAAGTATGTTTCTTGAAGGGTGGAGTGTTCAAGCTATTGCAAAGCATTTCAAAGTCGCAAGAGGTACTATTGTTCACCATTTGAATGAACAGGGTATTAAGCATCGCAATATGTCCGATGCTCAAACAGTCAGAATGAGCAAACTCTCTATTGACGAGCGTAAGCATCTTGTCAAAAATGCTAATAATACTCTGAGGAATAAACCCGCCAATGTTGAGAGACTTAAAAAAGCTGCTACATTTAGAGAAGTCAACCCTTATAAGCGTATCTTCGGCTTTGGCGAAGAAGAAATTTACAATATCCTTATCCAACACGGTTTTACTGTCGAAAAACAGGTTGCTTTCGATATTTATAATCTCGACTTGCTTGTCAACCATTCCATCGCCGTGGAAATCTCCAGCAGTTGTCGTAACCCTTTCAGGATTAAGAAACACGCTGAAAAAATCAAAAAGTTGGTCAATAGTGGTTATGGTGTTTTGTGGGTTTTTGCAGGTGCTAAAGATGAAATCATCCTTAACCTTAGCAATTTTGTCGCCTACTTTAATAGAACCTGCACCAACCCATCCTTTATTGGTCAATATAGGGTGATTAGGTGTGGTGTTCAAAGAATAACCCGAACTCGTAACAAGCGTGGTCAATTCGCCTGTGTACCATCTCCGATAAATCCTTTTATAGAAGAAAGGACTAACGATTGGCTCTTTGGCAGGTAAACAATTCCAAATTTGCCTTGGTAGCCCTTTAATACCCAGCTTTTCATCAATAATCGGGGGGTCATCAAAATAAAAGATTTTACCGTAGTATTCTTTATGGAGTTCTCTTTTTTCTTTTGCGGAGCTTCCTCCCCATTTAAAACGGTTTGAGCCTAATTTTTCGTATTGCGTTTTTTGAATAACCGAACCTGCTAAATGGCTTTCATTTTTTGCTAAAAAATATGCCTTATCGCCTGCAATTTTCCAGCGCTTCAAAAAGTATTTTTCAATTTCTGGAACTCTTGCGCCCTTTTGAACCATATTCAATACGTCTTCACGCATTTTAATAATATTCTTTGCTTCCCAATTTTTAACCCAGTATTTCATATTGTAGGTATAATCAGAAGCAATTTTTTTGCTTTGCTCATCAAGCTCAATATTATCAATTTCAAGTTTAATATCAGGAGCGTTTTGATAGGTTTCAGCGTTTAGTTCTGCAAGTTTCTCTTTTAGTTCTGCCGTATCAAGTCCTTTTTTATCGGCTTTTTTGATTTCTTTTTTAAGCTCATCCGCTTTTTTATCCTGCACTTTCCAGTAGCTTTCAACATTTTTATATTCGGCTTTTGGAATATCAATTTTAGGTTTTACAAGCCCTAATTCAATAACGGGAACTTGTTTTTTAAGAGCAGATTTAACAATATCTTTTTCAAGTGTTTTATACATTTCCTGAACTGCAACCGTGATATACGGTTCAAGGTCAATTTTAGATGTATCAAGCGTTGATAATATTGTTTTTATGGCGGACAGTTTAAAAATTGCCTGATTAGCTGCAATAGAGAGCGCTTGTGTTATTTCAAGAGGAATTTTGCTTTTTTCAATAAAATAACTTCCTGATTTATATACTGCTCCCATATTTTCAAGCGTTTTTGCTATATCGTTTGAAAATCTTGTATCGGTTCTAAATGCACCGTCTTTATAATATATTCTATGATTTCTTATAGCGTTAATTAAAGCGGATTTTGAATTAACAACGGAATTGCTTTTAATAACTTCAAATATCGCTTTAAAGATGTTATCAAAGAAATATTTGCGCATACCCGAAGCAACATGTTTTATATAATATTCTTTAATTTCAACCTTATCAAAAGTATTCTCACGCATAAAGTTCGTCTTTTAATTGTTCTTCCATATCGGGAGCAAAATCATCCGAAATATTATCAATTTCATCATCCGAAAATAAAATATATCCGTCTTCGGTTAGTTTTTGAGCTACCTGTTTTGGTGTCATGACCTGATGCTCTAAAAGTGCTATATAATCGGCTAATTTTTTTGAATTAACTTCCGCTTGTTCTTTTTCGGTCATTACCCTAAGCGGTCGCCATTTCGGGCGAAAATCGGTTAATTCTCTGCCGAATAATTGCAGACATCTTAAATTTACAACCCATTTTATAAGGTTTGTCGCAGGCCGTCTTATTTCGCTATCAACTATTGTATTATAGTTTTCGAGGTCGTCTTCACCGCTTGAAAATCCGCTTGATCCTTTGCCGAATATCTTTGAATACGGTCTTTTAAGAGCAGCACAAACCAAATATTGAATTTGAACTATCATATCGGGTAAACCGCTAAAAGATATTTGCTTTTGGTCGTAATCGTCGTCTTTATCCATAGCGATTGACGATTTATAGTTTTTATTTTCGCTTACAAGTGCAAGACGTTTTCTAACAATTCTTTCACCGTTCGGGGATAAAAGAGTTTGTGCCAGTTTTGCAATTTTAACAACATCAATTTTTGCTTCATCTAACAATTCAAGCGTTACGTTCATCGCTTTTAAGTATTGATTTAATGGCGGGATTATTGATTCAAAAATAGATAAACCCCAACCCTGCAACATTGCTCTTAGCTGATACGGAGCTTTGACACCGCTGAATGTTGCAACACGGCTTGAATCGATTAATACGCCCGATGTTGTGTTGCTTTCGAGCGTATCGCAAAAAGTGAAGTTTTTGGCTAATTCGGGGCTTATTCCGTTGCTTTGGCATTGCCAACGGTCGGAAGCAAGAAAAGTTAATTTTTTACCTTTTAAATTGTTTCTATTTAAGGGCAAGCTAAAGTTTTGTTCTGTATTAGCGATTAACACACCGCCCCCGTATAACTGCCCCCAACGTAAGCAATCCATAATAGCGTCTATATCGCCGTTATCAATTAATGCTTGTTTTAGTTCTTCAAGCTCAATTGTTGATAAAGTTTTAGAATCGATTATAAGCCCGTCATTTCTGAAGGCGTCATCCACTATTTGATTAATTGCGGTTTGAATAAAGCCGTTTTGCTTATAAAAATAAGTTAGCTCCATCCAGTTAAGCGTTAATAATTGAGGCGACGTGTTGCTTATCATTATCCCTGCATTAACAAGAGGGTTATTGATGCCATAGCTAGGCAAATTTAGAGCTTCACCCAAACCGTTATTAATTCGGTTATCAAAGTTTTTAAATTGTTTTTTTCTGCTGTAATGTTGCATAATATTTGTGTGTAGTTATTTAATGCGTTGAGCATTAAATAACGAAATCCTTTAACTGCGCCGTTTCAAATTTTAATTTGACAGGCGGAAAATATTATAAAACCTCTAAAATAGATACTTGCCTGTTTGCTATGGTATTATTGATAAGATGCACAAGGGTATCGACAATGTCG